ATTATGCTCCCGCTATGTCAACTAATCTAGACGTAGACTCAGCAGGTAATACCTTCGCTGGTGTATTGAATGGTCGCTTTAAAGTGTATGTTGATCCATACATGAACATGCAAGTTCCTTACACAGGTTCAGGTGCAACTGCGGCGCAGTACTACTGTGTTGGTTATAAGGGTTCATCCCCATATGATGCAGGTCTTTTCTACTGCCCATATGTACCGCTCCAGATGGTCCGTGCGGTTGGCGAGAATTCCTTCCAACCCAAGATTGGTTTTAAGACTCGTTATGGTATGCAGGTAAATCCATTTGCACAGCTCGATGCCGCCACTAATGGTGCCGGTGCTCGGGACTCAAATGTCTACTACCGTCGTGTACAGATTAATAATCTGATGTAATGTAGTTGATTTAAATAGTCTGAGAACTATGAAGAAGTAAATTAGATCCCCGCTTCGGCGGGGATTTTTTTATCTATAGGATCTTTTTTTACTAAATAGTATTTTAGGATGTATGTACTATTGACAAGGCGTACCCTCTAAAATGTTTCGGGCATATGGTCAACATATGTCCCCCGATTCCTCTCTCCTTTCTTATATATTACTTCGCATCCGTCTACTCAAAGAGGATGCTAAAATGCTAAAAAGACCTATCCATAGGTATACCCGTGGCTGTGTACATCACGATTACAAATGCCAGTGTATCACCCGAAAAACATATTACGAATACAAACATGGTCTCCGAGGTCCAGAGGACTTCTGGGACATAGATGAAAAGGTAAGCGAACCCAAGAAAGTCGCATAAATAGTAATGAAGAGGAGTCATTGTACAAGGGGGAGAGTAGACTCCAGCCCCACAATAAGGAGAAAAAATCATGGCAGTTTCATTACATACACTTGCTGATACTAGATACAGAACTACAGTCAAAGTACAGGTCAGCAGTACAAATAGTTCAGCAGAAATACTAAATGTTTCTGATTTGGTAGGATGGCAAACGGGAAGTTTAGTAAACATAGCCAAAATATTTTGGTCATTGGCACCTGCGGCTATTACAAATACCGCAACCCTAGTTTGGTCAGGAACTACCCCTGCGGATGCTTTTGTTTTCGCTTTAAATAACAGTGGTGAATATGGTTATCAACCTGGTCAACCAGCGATTGTTCATGCAGTCGCACCGGCTGGAGCTGCTGCTGGTGACGTGGCCTTAACAAATGCTGCGGCAGCAGTTGGAACTATCGTAATTGAATTTCATAAAATAGTTAATAATGCTACTGGCGCTGGTTGGGCTGCGTAGTGGCAGCTACTGATAGTAGAGCAGGAGAGGTTGGTGGTTCTACCAGCTCTCCTGCTGTTACCGGCACTGTTTCGGCAGTTAATAGACAACCCACGGTATTTGATTATTCACAAAGTAATCAATTTAAAATATATTTTCCTATTTTTCCTACTACTGAATGGTTTGTAACAAGAGCTAATATTCCTGGGTGTACTTTGGGTCGGGCCGACCAATATACACCCTTTGTGGATGTAGCAATTGTTGGAGATAAAATGCAATATGATAATTTCAATTGTACTTTTATTGTTGACGAATCATTAGCCAATTATATGGAAATGTATAACTGGGTAATGAATATAGGGTTTCCTTTTAGTGCCAAACAACAATTCAATAGAACAGATAGACCAGACAATATGAATAGGGGTGCGAATTCTAACAAACGTAATCCTGAGGATGGAGTATATTATAAAATTAATGATAGGGATTTATATACGGATATAGTGCTAACTATTTTAAGTTCTAAGAATAATGCTGCAGCGGAAGTTCATATATATGAAGCATTTCCGGTCAGTTTGGGTAGTGTTGAATATAGTCAAGCAGAAACAGATATTTCATATGCGATGTGTGATGTTTCATTTGCTTATACTTGGTTTGATATAAAGACTGTATAAGTGATAAATAAAAATGAGATGGTCAAGTTGAATGATAAAGGTATTTTATCTTCTAACTACCTATAGAATCGAAGAAATATAGAAACCTACAGCAAGGAAGATTCGACCTCTGACCATCTCTCTCTGAGGGAATTATATAATGGATTTTGGTGAGTTACAGCTTTTAGTTGATAAAGATTTAAAAATTGATGATACTGAATTGGATATGGAGTCTATTAGGACTCCTCAATTGCATAACAAGTATCTTAAATATTATACAAAATATTCACTTCAACTTAAAAAATTACAAGACGATAGTAAAATACTCTATCGTGATAAATGGGAATATTATACTGGAAAATCTCCTGCGGAAGTTTATGCAGCCAAGCCCTTTGATTTAAAAGTTCTCAAGACTGATGTTGGTATATACATTGATGCCGATGAAGACATGCAAGAACTTGGAAAGAAAGTAGAATATGTAAAGACCGTAGTAAATTACTTAGAAAGAATATTGAGAGAGATTAATAATAGGAACTGGAATATCAAGAACACCATTGCTTGGAAACAGTTTTTGCACGGTGAATGAAGTAACGATTGAAAAATTTAACGAAGCCTATCTTAGAGTCCAATGTGAGCCGTCGATTGGTAAAGAGTTATCGGAGTTTTTTACCTTCGAAGTACCAAATGCAAGATTTATGCCGTCGGTGCGAAATCGTATGTGGGATGGTCGTGTACGTCTATTCAGTCCTGCTACTGGTAAAATATATGCGGGACTATTACCTTATGTCCAAAGATTTTTACAGGACCAAGGATACGTCGTTAGAGTCGAAGATACCTTTAGACCAAAAGAAGTAGACAAAAAACTGACTCGGAAGTTTGTTAATAGTATAAGCAAGTTTAGGGCCAGAGATTATCAAGTAGACGCTATACATAATATTATTGAACGTGATAGGGGTGTTATTCTTTCACCCACGGGTTCGGGTAAGTCTTTTGTTATCTATGCTTTAATAAGATATTATTTACTCCAAGAAATTAAAATTCTTTTAGTTGTACCCACTACATCTTTAGTTGAACAGATGTATAAAGATTTTTCGGAGTATGGATGGTTCCCAGAGGACCATTGCCATAGGTTATACGCAGGCAAAGAAAAAGATTCTACCAAAGATGTAATTATATCTACATGGCAATCTATTTACAAGATGCCCAAGAGTTACTTTGAACAATTCGGTACAGTGTTTGTAGATGAAGCTCATTTAGCTAAAGCAAAATCTTTAACTGGTATAATGACCAAACTTCATGCTTGTAAATATCGAATAGGGCTAACGGGTACTTTAGATGGTAAAGAAGTTCACCGTTTAGTTTTGGAAGGACTTTTTGGAGTATGTGACCAAGTAACCACTACGTCAGAACTAGTAAAGAAAAAAGTTTTATCTAACCTAGAAATAAAATGTCTTGTATTAGAACACACTAAATCTAATAAAATTAAAAGAACTTATCAGGAAGAGATGGACTATCTCGTTTCTAGTGAAGGTAGAAACCTATTTCTTATTAATTTAATTTCTACCCTAGAAGGTAATTCGTTAGTACTGGCTCAATACATAGAAAAACATTTGATACCCCTACATGCATTGGCAACAACAGTTGATAAAGAATGTTATTTGGTCTATGGTGGCACTGCTGCTGTAGAACGGGAAGAGATAAGAGAGTTGGTAGAAAACAGTAAAAAAGATAGTGTTATATTTGCGTCATATGGTACGTTTTCCACTGGTATTAACATCAAAAGACTGCATAATATTGTATTAGCAAGCCCATATAAGTCACAAATCCGGGTTTTACAGTCAATTGGCAGGGGGTTAAGAGTATCAAAAGACAAGGAAATGCTCAAAATCTTTGACATAAGCGACAATTTGATGTATAATAATAAGGAAAACTACACACTTTTACATTTAAAGGAACGTGTTAGGCTGTACAATGAACAGGAGTTCCATTACGAGATAGTTCCTATAAAATTAAAAAGATAAATAATAGTATATGGAAAAGATGGAAGAAAAGTCTCCTTATAAAATACTTAAGCTTATTAATGGTGATGATGTATTTTGTAAGGTATTAAGAGAATATGATGATGCCTTATTGGTAGAGTTACCTATGTCGGTAATGAAACATCAAGTGCATCAGGATGAAATGCATGTAGTAGAACATACGGGATTACATAGGTGGATTAATTATAGCAATGATTCTTCATATGTAATTTACAAGGATAGAATTCTATCTTTTGGTACCTTAGCTCCTGAAGTAATCTTTTATTATAAAATGTTTTGTAAAAGGATTAGACATGAAATCTCTGATAATGAAAATAAATCAGAGGAGAGTATGATGGAACAAATGAAGGATAACTTATCCAAAGTAGCTAAGTACCTGGAAGATTCTCATAAAATTAATGTAGAGTTTGAAGAAGATAATTCAGAGATCCAAATGAATACATCTGGATCTAAACGTACATTACATTAAGCTGGTATTTGGTTTTCCTCAAAGGTAGCTCTTTAAGTATACCATACTTTTCAATATTTGTCAACCCTTAGGAGGAAATAAAATGGCTGCTGAAATTACAGCGTTTTTTGTCTCTGCATTAATTACATTAAATGCGGCGACGGGGTTGAGCCCATTACAAGGCTGGACCCAATTTATAATGCCCTTTGATGATAAACCACAATGTGAATCATTTATTGCAGGTAATACTTTACCACTTCTTATGCAACTACAAGGTGCAATTGGAAATATGCTAGCAGAGTTCCATGAGTTTCAATGTTTGACGGAACAAGAAGCTATAGATGCCAATATTGCATTGGGACATACTATACCAGATAGACCGGAAACTGGTAAGAAAATTTAATGTTAACCACTTATATATTGGTTTTTTCTTTGCTCACTACAGCAGATGTTCATGCAATGTCTGCTGTAGCTCCGTTTACTACTAAGGAAGAATGTAATGCTCATGCTGCGGAATTATTCCGGGGTTGGTCTAAACTTAAAGAGAGCGAAGATAATCATTATCACCGCATGGATTCTATTATACATTATCTGGAATTATATGATGGAGAGTGGGCAGCGTCATGGTCTTGTGTACCAAATATATCAAGGGAGTTAGGTTTACACAATATACCTAAATAGATAAAATGGATATGGTTTTTTTGTTGATTATGATATGTCTCAACGGTGAATGTGAGAAAAACCTGATAGACCAATATGAATCTGCTGACGAATGTATGTCAGTATTAGAAGTAATACAATGGGAGTTATCCCCACACATTCAACCGGGCGTGGGGGTAACTCTATGGTGTGACATAGACCGTGGCGTCATAATGATGGAAAGGGACAAGATACTTGAAGACTCTAATAATTGATATAGATGGGACCATAGTGAAGTATATGGGCAACGGACATAAAGCTGTCGTTGAAAGGGCTCACGAAATACTACCTGGTGTGTTTGAAAGAATGAGAAAGTGGGAGGCACAGGGACACAAAATCATTCTTATTACAGGCAGACGAGAATCAGTAAGAGAAAGAACCGAGTCAGAACTCCGTAGACTAGGCATACCTTGGGACATACTCCTTATGGGATATGCTGATAATGGTAGGATCCTTGTAAATGATATAGGTTCCTTAGTAAAAGCACATGCTATAAACCTAGACAGAGATGCAGGTTGGGAAGATGCAGACTGGAAAGCCGTAGGACTTGACAACCTATAGAGAATATGATATACTTATAGATGACTAAACATAAAAAGAGTCATTAATATGAAAAAATATATTTATTTAGCGGGACCCATTGCGGACTGCGATTACCAAGAAGCAAATGAATGGCGAGTATATTGTCAAGAAAAGTTTGAACCAGGCATTGTGGGCATATCTCCTTTGCGTTGTGAACCCCTAGAAAAGGGTAAACGATATTCGGAAGCAGGCAGTGTTGTAAAGATGTGGTCTGACCCACGAGCTATTGCTACTAAAAACTGGTTAGATACTGAGTCGTCTGATTTAGTATTGGCTTATCTTCCTAAAGAACTTAATGATAGACGCCCATCTATTGGCACTATTATTGAGATTGGTTGGGCCATTGGTTTGAGGAAACCACTTATCATTGTATCTGATGATAATTATTTAATGGATCATCCCCTTATCAAACACAATGCTTCTTGGCGTCTAAATAATCTTGATGAAGCTATTGAAGTTATTTCAGGATTGTTTGGAGATTATATTTCACAAGTGGCCTAAAAGGTCCTTAGGATAATTCTCATGGCAAGAACAAAAAAAACACCCATACATTATGTTAATAATAAAGAATTTTTAGCTGCAATAGTAGAACGACAAGAAAAAATAAAAGAAATGGAAGCATCGGGAGATGAACCACCCAGAATTACTAATTATTTGGGTGAGTGTATTCTAAAGATAGCTAATCACCTATCATACCGACCCAACTTTATTAACTATACCTATCGGGAAGAAATGATTTCTGATGGTATTGAGAATTGTTTACAATACATAGATAAATTTAATCCTGAAAAATCTAATAATCCATTTGCTTATTTTACCCAGATTATTTACTATGCGTTTATTCGTAGGATACAAAAAGAAAAAAAGCAACAATCTATAAAAGAAAAGTTGCTTAAAGAATCTAATATAGAATCTCGTATTGTGTTACAACAACATGACGATGATGCTAAATACCAACAACAGTTTGCAGAAATGATAGATAAGTATACCTTTCATGCCGATGAAGAATGAAAGTAGCAATAATTACAGACACCCATTATGGGGGGAAAAATGATAATCTTTCCTTTGCGGAGTTCCAGCGGAGATTCTACGACGGATCTTTTTTCCCAATATGTAGAAGGGAAGGCGTTGACCAAATATTGCATCTGGGTGATGTGTTTGATAGGCGGAAGTATTCTAACTACCATACTTTGGCATTAGCCAAGGAGATGTTCTTTGATCCCTGTATTGATAACAATTATCCTGTTCATATGCTTGTTGGTAACCATGACTGTTATTTCAAGAACTCCAACGAAGTCAATTCGGTCAGTTTGGTTCTCAAAGAATACTCTAACATCACGACTTATCAAGATATTCCAACAGTCACCGACATTGGTGGCCTTAATGTTTTGTTTGTTCCTTGGATTGCTCCTGCTCATCGTATAGAAGCTATTAACGAAATACAAACTGCCAAGGCAGATTTTGTTATGGGTCACCTAGAGGTGAATGGCAATGAGATAATGCCTAACCTATATTGTGACCACGGACTAGAACGTGAACTATTCAAAAGATATGAACGTGTATACTCCGGTCATTATCACCTACAACAAGACGATGGTCATATAAGATATCTTGGTGCACCGTATGAAATGAATTGGGGAGATTATGGAACTAAGAAAGGCTTTCATATACTCGACACCGAGACAAGAGAGTTAGAATTTTATCAGAATCCCAATCGTCTATTCAAAAAGATATTTTATGATGACGGTCATAGTTGTGATGAGATGATGAATATGGACCTATCAGAGTATGCTGGTAGCTATGTAAAAATATTCATCATACAGAAAAATGATTTTTATAATTTTGACCGGTTTGTACAAAAGTGTTATTCGGAAGGTAATTTTCTTGACTTAAAAATAGTAGAAGATTTTAGTGACCTCAATCCAAATGCCATAGCTGATGAGGAGTTAGAAGACATTGAAGATACCATGACAATGTTAGAGAAGTATGTGGATGAAATTGAAAGTGAGGCACTAGATAAAAATAAATTGAATAGATTGTTAAAGTCATTGTATGTAGAAGCAAGTGAAGTTGAATGATAATATTTTAAGATAATATAATGGTTGGCGTGAGAGTTATAATTGGTTTTACATTATTAATATTTTCATCTATATTGCGAGCAGGCCCTAATAATTATATAGGTATAGATGCAGATGGTAAGGTGTATGAGATAAACTATGGTGCTAGTAGTGGTAGCGTAGACATCGATGAGATGGGACATTATCAAACACACTCTGGTAGTAGGATTTATTTTGATATGGCAACACAGGCAGAACTAGATGCAATTGAATTGACACCAGGTGCTACAGGAGCAACTGGTGCCACGGGTGCTACCGGAGCCACAGGTGCCACGGGTAACACAGGAGCAACAGGTGCTACCGGTAAGGATGGGAACGACTTCAATGGAAATGAAAGGTTGACTGAATTAGAGAAAAGGTTTAATAATCATCATCACGGCCAGTATGGTAAGGCTATTACTGCCAACACCAAGGGCATTGCAGGTATCTCAGCGTTTCAGAGTATCAGGTTCCCTGAGAAGACAGGCACATACTTTGGAGTAGGTATGGGTTATTACAATGGTCAAGAGACTGCTGCTATGGGAATAGTAAGA